ACCTTTATTTTTAAGTTTACTCTTTGCTCCCCTTACCTTACTGCATGATAAGCTACCTAAACGTTTTTTAAGTATTCCCGGCTTCACGGGCTTGTGTACATCTTCTGCATTCTCGCTCTTTTTCTTTTTCTTCCAATTAACTCTTTTCGAGCTTTTCTTTTTGTACATCTTACCCTTTATCTTATTACATGCAGCTTTAGTAGGTCTGCAAGCAGGGTAACTGCCTCCTGATTTTTTAGACTTACGCCCACAAGGTCCTCCTGTTTTACAATTTATCCAACCCTTAAACTTCTTACCAGTCTTAGGATCAGTTCCACCTCTCTTAAACCATTGACGAAGAGAGTCGCTAGCTTCAAGTAATTCTTTTTGAGTCATTTTTTCTTCTTCCAAATTTTACCTTGTCGACACCTTACTATGGCACCAGACTTATAAGCTGATGTCTTTTTACCATAAACTGAATCTGCTCTACGCTTACATCTATCAGCTTTCTTTTTCTTTTCAGCATCCTCTTCAGGTAACGTCTCTTCATTCTCACCAGATAAATATAACCCATCTAGACCATCAACCTCATTTTTCTTTTTTTTCTCTTTCTTTCCTCCAACTGTACCAGCTCTCGATACTACCTTACCTAATAATGTAGGCTTTCTTGCATCACCATCGGCATACTTAGTAATATCATGCATTGATTCACCATCACCTAAAGAACCACCTGGACCTGCAGTATTGTTTTCAAGTAGTTTATAAAATATGTCTTCAAATTTACCCGTTGATTCCATGCTATATATATTTATAATTATAGGATGGAATTGCTAAAAAAGTATATTGAAGAAATTACTAAAGACCTTCAATTAGATGATTTTAACATTAAAGAAGCTCAAATGAGACTCCCAGCTAAAAAACATTTTTGGGTAGCTCGGCTTATGGATGCTAAGATTAAGCGTAATAATCTTATAAGAGATAAAAAACAACTGAAGAAGGAAGTAGTTAAAAAAGTTATTTCAGATTCTCCAGTAAAGATTAGTCAATCTGCAGCTGAATCAGCAGCTGAAAGACACGAATCTATTAGCAAATTAAATGTTTTTATAACTGAGCAAGATAATATTATAGAGTATCTCGAAAAAGTTGAGAAAATAATGAGTCAAATGCATTGGGAGATAAAAAATATTATAGATATTAATAAAATGGAGCAACTCTGATGCTAACTTTTGATTATAATACAAGCAATAGAAAGCTTTTAATAAAAACTGAAGATAGTTCTTTATTTGATAAGATTAGAGAGCATTTTAGTATTGAAAATGAAGGGGCGAGATTTGCTAGATATAGAGGTAGGTTTGCAGCTCGTAGAAAATATGCTATAACTGGTACAGGTGCTTGTGAATTAGGATTATATTGGGATATAAGACAATATCTTATTAAAGAGCAGATAAAAGTAGATATTAGTATTACAGATAAGCTTCAAAAAGTATTAGATGTAGGTAGGGATATTGAACTTTATAAAAAATTTACTTTAGAATTAAGAGAATATCAAGAAGAAGTAATCAAAAAAGCATTAAAGATAGGTAGAGGTACTTGTGTATTAGGTACTGGAGCAGGAAAAACGTTAACTACTGCAGCTCTTATTGAAAATTACTTTCAAAGTTGTCCTGATAAAGATACATTTAAATGTATAGTGTTAGTACCCGACTTAGGATTAGTATCTCAAACGTATGAAGAGTTTAACGATGTAGGTACTACGTTCAAAATGACTAAATGGACGGGTAAAACTAAGCCTGATCTAACTTCTAATGTTATAATATGTAATATTGGTATTGTTCAGAGTCAGTTTGATAATAATGACTGGATGAAGTATGTAGATTTACTTATAGTTGATGAGTGTCATAAGATAAAAGCTTCTAACAAGGTAAGTAAGATAGTATCTAAGATTAAAACACATAATAAGTATGGTTTCACCGGTACTTTGCCTGAAAATAACTTGGATAAGTGGTCAATTATAGGTAAACTTGGACCAGTTATATATGAAAAGACAAGTTATGAGTTGAGATTAGAAGATTATCTTGCTAATGTTAACGTAAAAGTATTGAATTTAGAGTACAAGGTACCTCCACGTTATCTTTCTGATAACAAATATAGAGAAGAGTTAGATTTTATATATGATAGTCATTTTCGTAATACCTTTTTAACCAAACTATGTAGTAAATTAGAGAATAACACATTAATACTAGTTAATCACATTTCTCAAGGTGTGATTTTATCGGAATACCTTACTCAATGCGAAAATAAACAAATTTACTTTATTAGAGGAGAGGTAGAAGTTGAAACACGTGAGGATATAAAGAGAATAATGGAGAAAGATAATAATGTTATATGTGTAGCTATGAGCTCTATCTTTTCTACCGGTGTTAATATCAAAAACTTACATAATATTATATTTGCTGCAGGAGGAAAGTCATTTATTCGTACAGTTCAATCAGTTGGTCGGGGGCTACGTAAGCATGCTTCAAAAAATAAGTTAGTTATATTTGATATATGTGATAATTTAAGATATGGCTTACGTCATTGCGAAAAGAGAAAAGATATTTACAAAACAGAGAAGATCAAGTATACAGAAAGTAAAATTCTTGAAAAATAGTAAACATAGCTTATAATTTATCAAATGGCCGCGAAAGAGAAAAAACCATATTATATAGAACCTAAAGTCTTTAAAGAGTCTTTACAAAAATACTATGATACTGATGTATTAACAGATGATTTAGCTGAAAATATTAAGAAAATTGCTTATGGTCTAAGTTATAATGCATCTTTTATCAATTATACTTATAAAGACGATATGATAGGCGATGCTTTGATTAAAATGTATTCAGCATTAAAGCATAAGAAGTTTAATTTTGAAAAAGCTACTAATCCCTTTTCATATTTTACTACTATAGCATATCATGCTTTTATTAATAGAATAAAGAAAGAAAAAAAGCATCATGAAGCTGTTACAAAATATAAAGAACGAGTTTATGAAGATTTTATGTCAGATCCTACCAATACTCATGGGCATGTATATGTTAAACCAGTAGACGAAGAAAATTCCTTTGAAGATTAGTAAGCCTAGAGTTGCTATTTTTTCAGATCTTCACCTGGGAGTACATACTAACAGTTCTGATTGGCATAATTATGCAATAGAATGGGCTCACTGGTTTAAAGAAGAATGTAAACGAAAAAATATCAAAGATATAATCTTCTGTGGTGATTGGCACCATAATAGAAGTGAGATATCAGTTAATACTCTGCAAGTATCTGCAGATATATTAGATATACTGTGTGATTTTAATATTATTGCTATAACTGGTAATCATGATATCTATTATAAACATCGTACTGATGTTAATTCCTTATCTATCTTTAAGAAACGTAAAAATGTAACTATTTTAGATAGATATGATACGATTGAAGCATTTGATCGTACTATTACCTTCTGTCCTTGGAATACTAAAGTAAAAGATATTCCAGAAAGTGATGTTATCTTCGGCCATTTTGAGATAGAAACTTTCAAGATGAACTCTTACAAAGTGTGTGAAGAAGGACTTAAGGTTAAAGATTTACTTAAAAAGAGCCCGCTTGTTATATCAGGTCATTTTCATACTAGACATGAAAAAAAATATGGTAAGGGTACTATTTTATATGTAGGTAATCCTTTTCAAATGGATTTTGGTGATGCCGGTAATAGAAAGGGGTATTATATTTTAGATCTAGATACTTTAGAGTATGATTTTACTTATAATAACGTTTCACCTACATATAAAAAGGTATCTTTAAGTGATTTAGTAAAGGAGGGTAATATAACTAAAAAAGTAATAGATGATTTTTCAGGTAATATTACTAGATTAAAAGTAGATATGAATATATCACAAGCTGATATGGATATCCTTATAAAGAAGTTAACTCTACTTAAGCCTGAGGTTCTTACTGTAGATTACGATATAAACTTTAATAGATTAATGGATGATGGTGCAGATAAGGAAGATTTATCTGGTATCGATATACCTCAAGCTATTGAAGAATTTGTAAATTTACTTGATATTAAGAATAAAAAGGAGATAATAGGATACACTCTAGGATTGTATGAAAAGAGTAAACTTTAAAAAGCTTAGTATAGTAAATTTTTTATCTGTAGGAGAAGATCCAGTAACTATTGAGTTTAGTAAAGGTCTTCACGTTATTACCGGTAAGAATAAAGATAAACCTGATAGGAGAAATGCTATCGGTAAGAGTACTATAGCTGACGCGCTATATTTTGCTATTTTTGGTGAAACTTTACGTGAACTTAAGAAAGATCTCATACCTAATAACTTAACTAATGGTAAGACGCATATTGAATTAGATTTTGAAGTAGATTCTCCAAAAGGTAATAATAATTTTAAGATTATTCGTACTCTTTCTCCTTCAAAGGTACTTATTTTTAAAGATGGAGTTGATAAGACACGTGATAGTATAAAAAATACTACAACTTATATTAATAATGTATTAAGTGCTTCACCTTCTATATTCCAAAATTGTGTTATTATGACTGTTAATAATGCAGTTCCGTTTATGGCTAAGAATAAAATTGAAAAACGTAAGTTTATTGAAGATATTTTTGGCATGGAAGTGTTTAGTACTATGCTTGCTACACTAAGGCAAGACTATAATGAGATATCCCGTGAACATGATACAAGGCTAACTAAATTAGAAGAGATAGAAAAGGCATATAAAAATTATGAAGATCAGAAGCAAAAGATACTTCAAACAAGGAAAGAAAAGAAAGAAAAATATCTCGGTCGTCAAAAAGATAATACCCAAGAAAAGGAAAAGCTTAAAGAAGAACTTGGCAAGATTGAAGAGATAGATATAAGTAAAGTTGAAAGTCAGATATCTGCATTAGATGAAGCTGTTTTAGATCAAGATATAAGAATTGAAAGTAATTTGGAAGCAATTGCTCGTAATAAAGCTTTAGCTGCTGAAAGAAAAGAAAGATATAAAAAGATGGGTACTGAAGAAGAAAAATGCCCAGTATGTCTTCGACCTATGGAAGAACACGATGCGGAGTTAATAGCTAAAGAGAAGGAAAATCTTAAAGAGTATATTCACGAGGCAATTGACGATATTAAAAACTACTCTGATGGACTAAAGGAGTTAAGAGTAAGAAAAGATAGATTTTTTAAAGCTATTAATGAGTGTCGTAATAAAATATCAGAAGCTAAGCTTCATGAGCAGAATAAAGCTAATATTGAACAAAGAATTGAACAGTTAGATAAATGGCAAGTTGAATTAGAAAGTGATCTTGAGGCTATTGAATCTACTGATACTGATTTTGATTCATTAATTATAGAGACGAAAAAACGTGTTGATAAGTTAGCTAAGAAGGTGAAAGAATATAGAGATGAATTAGCTAAATTAGATATAGTAAAGTATGTAGTATCAGAAGAAGGGGTTAAATCATATATTGTAAATAAGCTTCTTGAATTACTTAATAGTAAGTTACTACATTATCTTAAGAGATTGGATTCTAATTCTATTTGTATTTTTAATGAATATTTTGAAGAAGAGATTTTAAATGAAAAAAATAAAGTTTGCTCTTATTTCAACTTTTCAGGAGCTGAACGTAAGTCAATTGACTTGGCGTGCTTGTTTACCTTTTCTGATATAAGAAGATTACAAGGAGGTGTTCAATATAATATAGCTATATATGATGAGTTGTTTGATTCATCATTTGACGAGAAAGGTATTGAATTGATAACTCATATACTACAAGATAGAGTTGAAGAGTTAGATGAATGTTCTATTGTTATTTCTCATAGAAAAGAATCTATCAAAGCTGTAACTGGTGATGTTATTTACCTTGAAAAGGAAAACGGTATTACTAAGCGACTAGATTACAAAGAAATTTAAACTATATATATTATGATTACAGGTCCATCACCTTTCGCTTCACCTATCGCTTCCCCATACGCAGTAAATCACTACGAACATAAAGGAGAAGCACCGCAGCAAGTAAATATGGAACCTAGAGAAGCCTCACTACCTAGGTATGTAAACTACTTAGCTGATTATTCTGGTTGCGGACATTGGAGAATTTTATGGCCTGAAGCAATTATTAACGCAAGAGGTGATGGTATGTCACAATCAACTACAGCTATGGTAACTACACCGCAGTGGTATCAAAATGTTAAAACTGTAAAAGTACAAAGACAGGCCTCTACTGCTCAAAAAGAATTTATAAAATTTCTTAAAGAGGTGCAAAAACAATATGACTTCAAAATTATGTATGAAGTAGATGATGTTGTCTTTCATGAATGCATTCCTGATTATAACAAATTTAAATTTGCTTTTGAAAATAATGAAGTCCGACAAAACTGTATTGATATAATTAATATGGTAGATGAAGTTACAGTTACCTGTGACTTTATGAAAAAGCTGTATATTGAAAAAACTGGTCAGCAAAATATAACTACTATACCTAATTTTGTTCCTAATTTTTGGATGGGGCATACTTTTAATTCGCGTCAAATAGAAAGAGCATATGAACATAATAAGAAAAAACCACGTATTCTATATACGGGATCCGGAGCACATTATGATGTAGATAATAAAACTAATGGGGTAGATGATATGTATAAAGTAAGAGACTTTATACGTAAAACTGTTAATAAATATCAATGGGTTTTTGTAGGTGCCTTTCCACCGCAATTAGTTGATCTTGTACAAAACAAAAAAATTGAATTTTACCCTTGGCAAAATTTACTTAACTACCCATTTTTCATTTCTAATCTAGATGCACAAATGATGATAGCACCTTTATTACCTAATGATTTTAATAAATCTAAATCTGATATAAAATTTATTGAAGCGTGTATTTTAGGTATACCTTGCTTGTGTCAAGATATTGAAACATATAGCACAGCTCCAGAAAACTTACGCTTTAGTAGTATTAGAGAGTTAGAAGATAAAATTGAACGTATATTAAGAAAGAAAAATAAGTATACGCGCAATATTTCAAAACTAAGAAGAATAGGTGAGGAAAGAATTCTTGAGCTAGATAAAAATATAGGATGTCACCTTGAAGCTCTTAATACACCATTCGGCAGCTCAGAAAGGAAATATCTTAGTAAGTGGAATTAGGAACTATCTTATTATAATAAGATAGATGTCGTATCGTAATGTTGTTTATAACGGTCGTAACCGTAGTGTTAATCTTTTTACCTGGGATACTGATGGTAAAAGAGTAATGCATGAGTGCTCATTTGAGCCTTATTTATATATTGAGAATCCCGCTGGTGAAAAGACGTCGATTTATGGTACGTCGGTTAGAAAGCGTAAGTTTAATACAAGTTATGATAGATCTCGTTTTGTAAGAGAGTCTAATGTTAAAAGGGTATTTGAAAATATGCCTCCTGCTCAGCAGTTTTTATTAGACTTATATTGGGAGCAGAATGAAGCAGACGAATTTAGTACTCATCCTCTTAAAACGTGCTTATTAGATATTGAGACTTACTCTCCGGATACATTTCCTGATCCAGAAAATCCTACTCATGTTGTAAATGTAATAACTTGTTATGATAATTTTAGTAAAAAGTTTCATACGTTTGGTATTAAGCCTTATAACGGTAAAGGTGCTGATAATCTAAATTACGTTCATTGTAGAGATGAACGGGAAATGTTTATAAGATTTATTGAATATCTTGAAAGTGATTATCCGGATATCTTAAGCGGCTGGAACTCTGAATTTTTTGATATACCTTATATTATAAATCGTATTGAAAGAATCTTAGGTCAAGATTATGTTAACAGACTCTCGCCTTTGGGTAGGGTTCATTTTAGAGCTATTAAAGGTAAGTTTGGTAAAGAGCAAAAACGTTACTATATTGATGGTGTAGCCTGTTTAGATTATCTTGATGTTTATAAACGTTTTTGTTTAAAGTTAAGAGAGTCATATAAGCTTGATGCTATTGGTGAAGTAGAGCTTGGTCAGCGAAAGATTGACTATGGCGATACAAATCTCGCTTCTCTATCTGAAGATGATTGGGATACTTTTATTGACTATAATATTCAAGACGTTAATTTGCTTGTTCGATTAGAAGATAAACTACAATATTTTCCTTTACTACGAAAATTATCTTATGTAGGTTTAACTACGCTTGAAGGTGCGATGGGTACTATTGGAGTTATTAATGGTGCTTTATGTATTAAAGCTAGAAAGCGTGGTGAAGTTATTGCAACGTTTTTACGTAATGCTGATACTGGTAAGAATCCTGGTGCATATGTTGCTGAACCTAAGAATGGATTTAAGAATCATGTAGTATCTTTTGATGCTAACTCTCTATATCCTAATGTGATGATATCGCTTAATACTTCACCTGAAACTAAGATAGGTAAAGTAGAAAATACTACTGATAAAAAGGTAGTTATACAGCATGTAAGTGGTAAGTTGTTTGAACTTGATAGGCCGGCATTTGCTAAGTTTCTAAAAGACGAGAAATGTGCCTTGTCTAAAGCTGGATTCTTATTTACGCAAAAGAAGAAAGGTATTATACCTGAGTTTTTGGAGTACTATTACAATCAACGTGTAGTTATTAAGAAAGAGCTGTTTAAAGCTAAAACTAAACTTAAGAAACTTAAGAAAGATACACCTGAATATATTGAAGCTAAATATGAAGTAGAAAGACTTAATACTTCGCAGATGGTTATTAAGATTCTTATTAACTCTTGTTATGGATATATGGGAAATAAAAATGCTCCTATTGGTGATGACGATATTGCCTCGTCGGTAACGCTAACCGGTCAAGCAGTTATTAAATATTCAAATGAGCTTATTAAGGAATTTATCAAAAAAGAAATCCCTGATATCTCTGATAGAGAGCTGGAAGGTTGTATTGTATATAACGATACGGATTCTTCCTATGTTTCTATTACACCTCTTGTTAATAAGGGCTTAAACTTTTTAGACGGGAGTGATGTGCATCAAGATACGCATGACAAGATTCAAGAGATTGAAGACTATCTTAATAAAGGAGTTCAAGAATGGGCTAAGAAGTCTCTATTATCTCAAGATAGTCGATTTGTATTTAAACGGGAATGTATTGCTGATGTAGGAGTATTCTTGCAGAAGAAAAGATACGTCATGCATATTTTAGATGATGAGGGTATTAAGGAAAATAAATTTAAGTATACTGGTGTTGAAGTAGTACGCACTACTATGCCTAATGCTATTAAACCTTATGCTAAGAAAATTATTGAGACTATGCTTAGTACTCAGTCTCTAACTGAGACTAATAAGGTGTTAAATGAAACTTATGATATCTTTAAGAAGCTTACTCCTGAAGAGTTGGCTTTTGTTATGGGTGTAAAGGGGTATGAAAAGTATGCAGTAGCTTGTAATGAGTTTAATACTGTAAAGAGTATGCCCATTCATGTTAAGTCTGCTTACTTCTATAACTTACTATTAGATAAACTTAATACTGGTAATAGATATGAAGATCTTGGATCAGGTGATAAGGTAAGATATATGTATGTTGAAAAACCTAATAAGTATGGTTTAGATAGTATC